TTTGGGTATCTTCAGTAACGGGCATTACGTCTGTTACTGTTTTCTATAGCTAGGGGAGGCCGTTGTCATGGCATCTGATGTAAAAGCCACCTATCTAACCGCCTCAGGCAGTGTTTTTGCGGGGCGTGCTAGGATAAAAGCCATTCATTATCAAGCAGGCAGCTCGCCCACCCTGGCCCTTAAGAACGGAGGATCGGGGGGAACTACCCTGCTTACGCTGACTTTTGTTAACACCACTGATGACAGCATTTACATCCCAGACGAGGGGATGTTGTTCGACGAGGGCTGCTACGCCGTGTTAACTAACGTAACTAGTGTCACAGTCTTCTATAATTAAGGGTTGGTATGGCCTCCACAAAAAGCGTCACTCGAACCCCTTCTGGAAGAATTAAATACCGGGGAGAGACCTTTGCGGGGTACAACAAGCCGAAAAGGACCCCAGGCGCTAGAAAGAAAAGTGCAGTATTGGCCAAAAAAGGCGACGAAATTAAACTTGTTCGGTTTGGGGACCCTAATATGTCGATCAAAAAAGACCAGCCCAGCCGACGAAAAAGTTTTCGAGCGAGGCATTCTTGTGACACCGCTAAAGACAAGTTCAGCGCGAGGTACTGGTCGTGCCAAGCGTGGTGAAGAGCACATGACTGTTTCAGAGGTATTGGCCAAGCTAGAAAAGCATGAGGCTGAATGCACTCTTCGATACAAGGCGGTAGAGGAGCGGCTGGAAAACCATAAAAGTTCCTTAAAAGCTTTAGACATGAAGCTCTGGGCGCTGGCCGTCTTGATCATGGTAGCGCCTTTTGTGCAGAAGTTTCTAGGGTAGACGTGAACATTGACTTTTTTTCCCGACCGTTAGAAAAAGCCATTGTTCGGGAAATAATGCAGTGGTCTAACAACGCCTTAGAGAAGCCCAGCCCTTCTTTTAATGGCCTCCCCCCTTGCCCCTACGCTAAGAAAGCTTGGGCAGAGGATAAGGTTGCCATTATTTTCAAAGAAGAAGACTCTTACCAAGCCCTATACTCCTGTATATCCCGGTTCGAGGACTATTTCGACTTAGCTATTGTTGTGGACTTAGCTAACAATAAAGCCCCCGATCAATTTCACGAATATTTAGATTCGATAAATGATTTCATTTCAACCGGAGCCTTTATTGATAAAGACATCTGGCTGATGGGGTTTCACCCTGATGATGAGCCTAGCGAGTTCGTCAAAGACATAAGCTTTGATTACGAAGTAGACACTGCGTACTCTATGATTTTCGTACAACGGCTATCTAAGCTACACGAGGCTGCGGACAAGTTGAACAAAAACGGATATTATGATAGTTACGCAAGCGAGTACGACGCTTCTGACATTTATGAAAAACGAAAAAAGCTTTATAGGAGACTAAAAAGATGGCGATGAAGCCTAAGAAAATGCGCGGCGGGGGCATGGTCAAGAAAATGCGCGGCGGGGGCATGGTCAAGAAAGCACCGGCTCTTCCGAAAGTTTTAACTCGTCGTGCTACGGGGGGCTTGCCTAGGGGCATGAAAAAAGGCGGGAAGGTCCGCTAAGAAAAAATACAGGCAACGCTTATGACCACTTCTAACAGCCAAGATTTCCAGCTAGACGTTTCCGAATACATTGAAGAAGCGTTTGAGCGTTGCGGAGTAGAAGCTCGGACAGGTTACGACTTAAAGACTGCGAAAAGGTCTTTGAACCTGTTGCTGGCGGACTGGGCCAACCGTGGGTTAAACCAGTGGACCATCAAGCAGCGTACCCTTGCGATGATCTCGGGCACGGGAGAGTACCTAGTAGGTGCCGACGTCATTGATGTGTTATCAGTGGTAGTTCAGCGCGACGGCACCGATTTTTCTCTGCTGCGGCTTAGCCGAGACGGCTTCTTGACTATTCCTAACAAGGCTACTCTAGGTAGAGCCAACCAGTTTTTTCTAGACAGGCAAGTAGCCCCTAATCTGAAGTTGTGGCCGGTGCCGGACAATAGTACGGATGTTGTGTATTACGACGCGCTAACGCGCATGGATGATGCCGATACTTACACTAATACTATGGACCTTCCTTTTAGGTTCTACCCCTGTTTGGCGGCAGGTTTAGCGTATTACATTGCTTTAAAACGCGCCCCAAACCGCGTTCAGATGTTAAAAGCAGCCTACGAGGAAGAGTTTGAAAGAGCCGCAACAGAGGACAGGGACCGTGCCTCTTTTAACGTGGCCCCTCAATTTGATTACTATAGGGTAGGATGATGGGTAAGTTTGCTACGGGTAGGGACTCGTGGGCCATCTCCGACAGGTCCGGTTTTCGATATCCTTATAGGCTAATGAGGAAAGAATGGAACGGCCTATTGGTCGGTCCTGACGAGTATGAGTCTAAGCAGCCGCAATTAGGCCCCTTCCGTAAAGTAGTGGACCCCGAAGCTTTGAAGAATGCGCGCCCTGACCGCATAGAACCTTTAGATGTTTATGTGGGACTCCCTTTAGTGATTGCACCGAACCTAAGACCTGTTCAAGGTTTTGGCCAAGTGGGAAGAGTGACGGTGGCTACATGAGCTTTACTTATGAACAATTAAAACAGGCTGTTCAAGACTACACTGAAAATCAAGAAACGACTTTCGTGAACAGTCTTCCTATCTTTATTACCCAGGCCGAGGAAAGAATCCTCAAGTCGGTCCAATTAAGCTTTTTCCGTAAAAACGTAAGCGGGGCAATGACGGCCAACAACCGTTTTTTGGCGGCCCCCACTGATTTTTTAGCGCCTTTTTCATTATCTTTTGTTGATAGTGGAAGTTCGCACGTTTTTTTACAGTTTAAAGACCCTGACTTTGTTCAGACCTTTAACCCAAATGCCTCTACAGCGGGGGACCCTAGGTTTTACGCGGTATTTGACGTGGAAAACTTTATTTTAGGTCCTACGCCGAGTGGCGCATACAGCGTAGAGCTGCATTATTTCTACCGGCCCGCCAGTTTAACGGCGGGGGCAAACAGTGGCACAACGTGGCTCAGCACCAATGCCGAAATTGCGCTGTTATACGGTTGTTTAATAGAAGCATGCATCTTTATGAAAGGTGAGCCGGACATGATGGCTACGTATGAAAAGCGGTTTTCGGAAGCAATTTCGGGCATGAAAATGTTAGGAGAGGCTAAGGAAGTAACAGATGAGTATCGTACAGGACAAGTAATAAGGCCTAAACAATGAGCGCTTCTGCGTCTGAAGTCTCCCCACTTTTTCAAGTGGACGTGCATACCACGCAAGGAAGAGGTTTTACCCCAGAAGAGCTTGCGGAAAGATGCGCTAGCAAGGTTATAGCTATATCTGACGACGCTAACCCTGTTATTCGGGCACAAGCTCATGCTTTCAGAGCAAAGCTGGTCAAAACCTTAGAATTTTACATGCGGGAGGCTGTTAAGTCGGACAGGACTACGGTTTCTAATGCTTTAACTGACGCAGGCCAACAAACGCTTGCGGACCTTATTAGGAGACTGTAACTATGGCTTTCAGTGGAAACTTCATGTGTACCTCGTTCAAGAAAGAGCTGTTGTACGGTGTCCACGATTTTGATAACTCTTCCGGCGACACTTTTAAGATAGCCCTTTATACCAACTCCGCTTCCTTCACCGCAGCAACTACTGCGTACACCACGGGCAACGAAGTAAGTGGTACGAATTATGTTGCGGGAGGCGGCGCATTAACTAACGTGGATCCAACTTCGTCCGGCACTACCGCCTTGACAGACTTTGTGGATGAGACTTGGAGCAGTGCGACCATCACAGCCCGTGGCGCTCTTATTTACAACACCACCCCTAACACTACTTCGCTTTCGGTAACAAACCCGACAGTTGTTGTTTTGGACTTTGGCGCGGACAAGGCTTCAACCTCAGGTGATTTCACCGTGGTGTTCCCTACTGCCGACGCTAGCAATGCGATTATTCGGATAGCGTAATGACGGCCATGACCGTCAGCTTCAAAGGCTGGAATTCGTCTAGCCAAAGTTGGGGCGGGGCCTCTTGGGGCGAAGACAAAGCTCTCTTAGCTGCAACGGGAAGTTCCGGCGCTGTAACGGTTGTTGCGGCGGCAAATGTCTCTGTTAGCGGGATAGCTGCAACGGGGAGTCCCGGTGCTGTAACGGTCGCTGCGGCGGCAGATGTCTCTGTTAACGGGATAGCGGCAACGGGGAGTCCCGGCGCTGTAACGGTTGTTGCGGCGGCAAATGTCTCTGTTAACGGGATAGCGGCAACGGGAAGTCCTGGCGCTGTAACGGTTGTTGCGGCGGCAAATGTACCTGTTAACGGGATAGCTTCAACGGGGAGCCCTGGTGCTGTAACTGTTTCGGCCAACGCAGACGTTTCTGTCACAGGAGTGTCCGCAGCAGGCGCGGCGGGTTCCGTGTCGATTCTTGCCTCTGCTACGGTTTACCCGGTGGGCTTGACGGCAACCGGTGTCGTAGGGCAAGTCCTTGTTTATGGCCGCATTGTACCCGATCAAGATCCGAACTATACTGAAATAATTTCAACTCAATCGCCCTCATGGTCCGAGGAAGTCCCTAGTCAGTCGCCCTCGTGGTCTGAGGAAGCCCCTGCCCAAACCCCCTCGTGGTCTGGGGAAACACCTAGCCAGACTGCCCATTGGACAAAAATAGCAGCGTAAGGAATTAAAAATGCCCAGCACTTATACAGTCAACCTCGGTATTGAAAAACCGGCAACGGGAGAGCAGTCGGGTACGTGGGGCGACACTGTTAATGACAACTCTAACATATTAGACGAAGCCATTAATGGGGCTGTAACAATAACTTTGTCCTCGGCAGGGTCGTCAGGTTCCCCCAATCAAATTGCTATTACCAACGGGGCCTCGTCCACCGGTCGCAATAAATGGATCGAGTTTGCCGATAGCGGCGACCTGGGTGCGGCGGTATACGTAGAACTAATCCCCAACGACGCGGAAAAGATATGTCTTATCCGAAACAGCTTGGCGGGCAGCCGATCTGTATTCCTTTTCCAGGGCACGTATAACGCCAGCAATGACTTGGAAGTTGCGGCAGGCACTGACGTAGTCGTTAAGTTTAACGGAGGGGGGTCCGGCGCCACTGTAGTAAACGTCAACGCCAACTTAAAAGTTGACGGGATTGTGGCTACCACTGCCGACGTTAATGGCGGGACAATTGACGGCACTGTGATTGGAGGGGCGTCTGCCGCAGCGGTCACAGGGACCACTGTTGTCGCAAGCACCAGCCTTAATATCGCAAGTGACGGCGCCACGGTAACCGGCATTAAAGACGAAGACAACATGTCGTCCAACAGCGCCACCAAGCTGGCTACCCAACAGTCCATCAAATCCTATGTTGACGCGCAAGTCGGCTCGTTTGACTCTTTGGCTGAAGTACTGGCGGTAGGTAACATCACTGGAGGACACAGCCTCACTATTTCCATCGCGGACGACCTTACAACTTTAACCGCAGGCACCTCTAACTTTAGAGCAGGTGTCAATGCTGGTAATTCAATTGAGTCAGGCGGTAACTACAACACCGTGGTGGGCGATGAAGCCGGTACGGCTATCAC